TTGAAGTATCATCATCAACAGTCAATAAGATATTTAAAACAATAGATAAAGATGAATTTTTAGCGAAAGAAGTGAAAGCCGAGATTGCCATAAAATCGAAGGTATTAACAAAAAACGAAAGTTTAGTCAAAGCTTTCGATGATGAAGTGAAAGAAAAAACAAAACATTTACTTTATTTTCAAGACTCAGCACTAAAGAATCAAAGAAAAGCAAACTTAGCTTTAGATGCTGCTGAAAAGATGAGTGATATTGAATCACACGCTAGACTTACATCAAAGAATAAAGAAACCGTATTAGGAAAAGAGCCTGAAATTATTAACAATACTCAAATAAACAATAACGTAAATCTGGATTGGGAAATAATTTGAAGCTTCAAAAACAATTCTTACCTTTAACAAAGAAGACTAGATACAAAGGCGCTAAAGGTGGAAGAGCATCGGGTAAGTCTTTTTTCTTTGCGGATTGTATCGTAAGAGTTTGTACTAAATATCCTGTTAATGTAGTATGTGTAAGAGAAATACAAAAGTCAATAAAATTCTCTTCAAAGAAATTAATTGAAGATGAGATTAAAAAGTATAATGTGCAAGATCAATTTGAAATAACACAAAATGAAATTAGATCAAAAGCGGGTGGTGTTATTATTTTTCAAGGTATGCAAGATCATACTGCTGATTCAATTAAATCACTTGAGGGTTTTGATATTTGTTGGGTAGAAGAGGCTCAAAATATATCAAAGTATTCACTTGAACTATTAATCCCTACTATCAGAAAAGAAAATAGTGAGATTTGGTTTAGTTGGAATCCAAGATATGAAGATGATCCAATTGAAGTCTTTTTTAATAGCTTAGAAGATGATTTTGCTTTAGTACACGCTAACTATACAGAAAACAAATTATTAAGCGATACAGTACTAAAAGAAGCTGAGAGACATAGAATTAAAAATCCCGAAACATTTGATCACGTCTGGTTAGGTGATTATTCAACAATAAGCGATGCTCAAATATTTAAAAATAAATATGAGATAAAAGATTTTGAAATTAACAACAGTTTTGGAGAGCCATTATTTGGAATAGACTTTGGTTTTGCTAAAGATCCAACAACAGGTATTGAGTGTTATATCAAAGATAACAATTTGTATATATATAACGAAGCTTATAAAGTAGGCTTAGAATTAGATTATACAACTGAGTATTTAACTAATCATATGCCAAAAATAGCAAACTACAAATCAAGAGCTGATAGTGCGAGACCTGAAAGTATTAGTTATTTGAAAAGACACGGGCTTTCAAAGATGGAAGGTGTTAAAAAGTGGAGTGGAAGTGTTGAAGATGGTGTTGAGTTTTTAAAATCATTTGATTGTATATATATTCATACTAGATGTGTTAAAACAGCAGAAGAGTTTAGAAAGTACAGCTATAAAACAGATAAGAGAACTGGTGATATATTGCCTAAAATTGAAGATGATTGGAATCATATCATTGACTCTATTAGATATGCCCTAAATCCATTAATACGAAACAATAAAACAACAATTAAAAACATAGAAGTGAATTTTGCTTAATTTTTTGTTATAATGTTACTAAACGAAACAAAAGGCGTATTATGATAAGCGAAAAAGAAGAAATGAGAAAGCAAGTTGAGCTGAAACAAACTAATCCAACTATATTTTTAGATAGAAGGAAAAGGTTTGCTTTGCGTTACGAGATGTTCAACGATAACTATTATCCTCAGGTCAAAAAACATTTAGCAGATATCTATACTAAGTATGATGTGGTTAGATTAGATAAACAATTAGATATGACTAATAACATATTTAAAACGATTGTAAAGAAAATTTCAAGGGTTTACTCTTTTGGTGTTAATCGTACCTTTACAAACGAAGATACTCAAATGCTATATGAAGACCTCCAAATCAATAAAATAATGAAAGAAGCAAATATATTTATGAATGCTTTCAATGATGTATTGCTTCAAGTGTCTTGGAATTACAAAGAAGATAAGCCAAGATTGATATTCAGATATCCACATAAAACAAAAGTTGAACTTGATGAATATGATAATCCTGCTAAAGTAGAGTATTATGTATCAAGTGACGACAAGGGAAGAGAGAAGTGGGCATACTGGACTGAAACAGAACATTACTACAATATTTATGATAAGGATAAGGTTTCTATTGAATATCCAGAAGACAATGAAAACGGGGTTAATCCTTATGGAGTGCTTCCATTTGTTTTTATGCAAAAAGGATTCAGAGATGGTTATTTCTTTGACGAACATTCGGGGCAAGATTTAATCCATATCACTTTAGATAATTCCATTTATAACACTTTTAAAAATTATCTGATTAAATGGCAATCGTTCAAACAACTTTATGTAACTGGTTCAAGTATTGGAGAATTTTCAGGACAGCTACTTGATCCATCAACGGCACTAACAGCTTCTGGTGATGATGTTAATATAGGATTATTAGATTTAACTGCTGATTTAGAACAATTAGATAACACGCTTAAATCAAGTGCTAACAATGTAGCTATTAATTATAATATAAGTCCTTCGCAATTTAGAATGAGTTCACAGATTAGTTCAGGTTTTGCCTTAAAGATGGAAAATTCAAACTTAGATGAGTTCACTAAAGAGCAGCAAAGCGATTTTGTACAATATGAAAAAGAACTATTCAAATTATTGAATATTGTTAGTGAAACTGAATTAGGAGAAATGGAAGTTTATTTTAATCAACCAAAATACACGGAATCCAAATCAATAGAACTTGATGCTACTGCAAAAGAGATTGATTTAGGTGTTACAAGTGTAATTGAGTATATTATGAATAAATACTCTATTGATGAAGAGGCTGCAATAGAAAAACTAGACTCAAACTTAGAGTTAAGGAACAAAGTTTACAATAAAGTAAATCAAACAGAGCAGTTAAATTTTGATACAACTGCAAGTGCTTTAGGTTTATAATATGAATGCTGATGAAATAATAGCTTTATTAGATAGAAAAACAGATTATCAACTAAACTTATTCAATAGAGAGTTTGACGCAGTGATCAGAAGATTATCTGATTTAGTTATTTTATCAGCAGTCAATCAAATAAAAGACCCCATTAATTTTGATGTGGTTTTCAATGGCTTATTAGTAGAGTCTGGATTTTACGCTTTAATAAATGATTTCATAGATAATTCATACGATAAGACTTATGATGAGATTATTGAACTTCTTAAACTCTCAGGAATTGATTTAACTTTTGACTCAAACGATTTGGAAACTATAAGGCAATTAAAGCTGTTTGATTTGGAGACATTCACCAATATTGGAACTCAAGCAGGAAGCCAGTTAAAAAAAGATTTATTCAAATATAGTCTATCAAATTTATCAAACGCAGAAATAGCTGATAATATTAGATTAGCATTAATAGATACTCCATTAGCAAAATATGCTAAAACATACGCAGAAACTTCAATTAATAATTTTCAACAACAAGTAATAGACTCTAAAGTTGAAGGTATAGAAGGTTTAGTTTATATATATCGAGGTCCTACGCCAGATAAGAAGATAAGAGATTTTTGTAAATGTGTTATTAATCAAAATAAATACTATGATAAGAGCGATGGAATAAAGCTCAAGAACGACAAGAGAAGAAAATGGAATTGTAGACACAAAGTTATTCCAATTACTGAAACCTTTGCTATTAGTGAAGGGTATGAAAAGGGGAAGTTCACTTGCTAAAAAATATAAACTTATACAATGGTGACTGTTTAAAAGTTATGGATGAATTAATTGAAAAAGGTGTAACAGTAGACGCGATTATTACAGACCCGCCATACGGAACTACTTCTTGTAAATGGGATAGTGTTATTCCTTTTGATGAAATGTGGCAAAGACTTAATAAACTAATTAAACCTAATGGTGCTATTGTGTTATTTGGTTCAGAACCTTTTAGTAGTGCTTTACGAATGAGCAATATTAAAAACTATAAGTATGATTGGAAGTGGGAAAAAACTAAAGGTGCTAATGTTATGCAAGCTAAAATTTGCCCTTTAAAAAACTATGAAGATATAATTGTTTTTAGTGATGGAACTTTATGTGCAACATCAAAAAACAAAGTTGTATATTTTCCTCAAGGATTAAAAGAGACAAATAAAAAATACAAGTCAGTTATGAATAAAAAAGGAGTTCATGGGAATAGAAAAACAAAAGAGCAAAATTTAAAACATACAAATTATCCAAATTCAATAATACATTTTAAGAGTTCAACGGATAGACTTCACCCAACTCAAAAACCAGTAGCACTAATGGAATATCTAATTAAAACATATACCAATGAAGGTGAGTTGGTTTTAGACTTCACTATGGGTTCAGGAACAACTGGAGTTGCTTGTAAAAATACTAATAGAAAATTTATTGGAATTGAAATGGATAACAATTATTTTGAAATAGCTAAAAAGAGAATAAATGAAGAAAATAGATTTTAAAAAAAAAGCTAAAGAAATACAAAAAAACTATTTAGCTGTTTATGCCCAAGAAATATTAACCATTATAATCAATCGAACGAGAAGAGGGATTGATAATAATGGGAAACAATTTAAGCCTTATAAAAAAACAACTATTGATATCAAAGGCTCAAGCATTGTTAATCTTACTGATAGTGGTAAAATGTTAGACCAAGGGCTTACATATAAAAAGATTAGAAATGGTTTAAGACTATATTTGCGTGGCTCAAGAGAAGCTGGACTATCAAACAATGATGTAGCATTTAGAAATAAAAAAATGGGAAGAGAATTTCTTGGGCTTACTAAACAAGAAATCAAAGAATACACTAAAAAACTTTCAAAAATTTACAAAGACATCCTCAAATAATACTACTGTTACTATATTACACACCACTGTTACCAAATTACACTTTTTTATGATATAATTCTTTTATGTAGCAATAAGTTACATACACTACTTTATATAAGGAAGTTAAATGGAAAACGTAACCAACCAAAATACGGACACAGAGAATACACCTGCTCAAACTTCAAATGGTGGAAATGAACAAGTTAATATGACTCAAGAACAACTAAACGAGCTTATTAACAAAAAATATGCTAAAGGTGCTGAAAAAGCAAAGTCTGAACTATTGGAAAGTTTAGGAATTGATTCAGTTGATACATTAAAATCAACTATACAAGCTCAAAGAGATGCTGAAGAAAATCAAAAGACTGAACTCCAAAAGATGCAAGAGAGACTTGAAGCTTTAGAAAAAGAAAAAAGTACATTAGCAAAAGATGCAGAAATGGCAAAGACCAAA